ATTTACGGTGGGACTGAGATTGATATGTTTATCATCCCCGCCGAGTGCCGCCCTGTCGATACTGGTCTGATTCACACCGAGGATGGCTTGGAATATCGGATTAAGTACGACAACACGAATAATCGCTATTATATGTCCATCAAAGCACAGGCCGCAGTAACGGTTGCACCTTCTGGAGCTGGAACGGTAACAATGAGCTATTCGTTGGGCGACCATGAATTGATTGACGGCAGGGTTTCGATTAATGGCCATGCGCATAGTGCTATCGGCAATCACATCCGGGATGTCAACAAGCAAATTGTCGAGAAGTTTGATAATTTGATGATCGAGGGATATGAGGGGGGAAACCTTTTCACGGACGTAAAGGCTCATGGTGAAAAGATAGAAGGACATTTCTTCCGTTATCCTGACTCCAATATGATGGAATCCGATCAGTGGAGCTGTTATGTGTACTCGGTTCACGCTGGCGAAAAGTATAGGGTGAAAACATATACCGTATCTGCTGGTCGTGCTGTGGCATTTATGGCTATGAAGTGGGATGCTGCAGACATTGACCCAGCTATTGGTTGTTATCCCGTAGAAGCATCCAGCGGTGAGATCGTGGATATTGAGTTTACTGTTCCCACTGGGGCGGTTCAAATGTTGGTGAACGAAAATGTGAGCATTTGCGAAGTGTGTATCGAGAAGCTCACCAGCCGTAAGTTTGTTAAAGTTGATTCAGTGAGCAGTGTTCTGAGAGGTAAATCTTTGGTTTGTTGTGGTGACAGCATCACCGAAGCCATAAACCCCGACGGCGGCTATTTTAGCAATTATGCTGAAATTGTGGCCGAACGCTGTGGTATGACTTGCCATAAAGACGGCATCGGCGGCTCTACTATGGCTTATGTTAATAGCAAGAGTTTTTCTTATGAACGCTATTTGAATGTTCCCGCCTTTGACTATTTGACTATTTGGTTCGGCTGGAACGATGCGGCATATTCTCAGCTTGGGACTATCAACGACACAAACAACAAGACGTTTTACGGCGCATATAAAATGGTGCTTGAACATTTCATTACCAACAACCCCACAAAAAAAATTGGCCTTATTGTGCCTTATGGCAGTGATGCTGTTGATCCGTTCGCGCAGGCTGTGCGCGAAATTTCTGCGCTGTATGGCGTCCCTTGTTTGGACTTGAAAAACCACAATAAATGTAGCTTGTTGTGGGGAACTGCAAACGCCGCACAGCTTGCAAGAAGAAGCGCATTGACTTATGACGGCACGCATCCCAACCAGGACGGCTACGACTATTTAGCGACAATGTATGAGCAATTCTTGTTGAGCCTGTAAAGGGGTGAGTAAATGAATCTTTCCGAAATGAAAAAGAAAGTGCTGGGGATGATCGAAGAATTGAACCCCAACAGTGAGCTTTTGACCGACGATCCCGATATTTCCGCGAAGATCAATGCGGTTATCAATCAGGTTATGTTCGAGCTTGTGCGGATGAAGAAAATCCCTAAGTATGTGGAAATGGAGGTTTCCGCAGGGGATATTATCGAGTTCGCTGATATCGAGAAAGAGTGCGGCTACGAGATTTACCAAATCGCACTTGTCTCCGGCGTGGATCACCTGTCTAAAGCTGGCGGCACTGTTATTAAGGTGCTGGAAGCGGCACTGCTGAGATCGACGTGTATGTATATCCCGAACAGATCACTGAGAAGACCAAAGACAAGGCCTATGAGTTTGAACTGAGCGCGGATGCACTGGAAATCCTGCCGTATGGCGTAGCTGGCGACCTGCTCAAGAGCGACGTTTCTGCTGAGTATGGCTCTGTCTACTCTTCCCGCTATGAATCCATGCTGCAGCGGCTTGACCCGCGCTATCAGATGGGAACGATCTACATTGAAGGTGGTGTTAGCATCTAATGGCTACCGATACCGGCGATCTCATTACGAGAATGTATAACAACTTTCGCGGGGCTGACTTTCGGGGCGAGGAAGTAAACCTTGCCCGCAGCCCCGACTGTCTGAATGTATGGCGCGACTACAAGAAGACGGCCAGCATTGAAACGCGCCCGGAAATGGAGCTGCAGACTGCATTTGACGATCCTGTTTACGGGATCTTTTTTTATGGCGATATGCAGATCATCCATAGCGGCGCGAAGCTCTACAAAGTGAAGGACGGCGTAAAGACGGAGCTTTACTCTGGATTGAGAGAAGCCGTCAGTGATGCCTTTGTTTACGAGGACGTCTTCTACTTCAAAGACGGCCTGCACTATCTGAAATACGACGGCACTGAAATCGGCGAGATCGAGGGCTATGTTCCCACTACCTCTATCGGCAGAAAGCCTGGCGGCGGTGGTACGGTCTACGAAGACGTCAATATGCTCACTGGCAGACGAATCAATACTTTCCTTGCCGACGGCGGCAGTTTTGATTATGTCCTTGACGCAACGAACATTGATGATGACTTCGCGCCTATCGTAAAGGTCAACGATAAAGTCGTTACAAGCGGCTACACCGTAGACTATGCCAACGGGAAAATCAAGTTCACCCAAGCTCCCGATGCTCCTTTGACTGACGGTCGGGACAACGTCTCTGTTGAGTTCTGCAAGACCATTCCTAAATACCGCGACAGTATTCTGAACTGCACCATTTTGCAGGTATTCGACAACCGCGTATTTTTCAGCGGCAACAAGGACTATCCCAACGTGGTATGGCATTGCAGCCTGAACGATCCGTCCTACTGCAGCGACCTTGACTACTACCGTGAGGGCATGGACACGGCGCAGGTAAAAGGGCTTGTAGCAGGCAATAACGCGCTGTGGGTCTTCCGTGAACCTTCCGGGGCGCATACCAACGTGTTCTATCACACGCCGACTCTTGATGCTGACTACGGCAAAATCTATCCGTCCACTCATTCCAGCATTACTACTGGCTGTATTGGCAAGGCGCGGAACTTCAATGACGATATTGTGTTCTTTAGCGACAGGGGCATGGAGGGTATCAATGGTGACGTTACCACTGAACAGGCCGTCGCTCACAGAAGCTCTCTGATCGACCGCAAGCTGATTGCAGAAGCAGGCTATAAAGATATGCTGCTTGAGGAATGGGAAGGTTATCTGTTCGTCTTCATCGGCGACAAGGTGTACCTGGCAGACTCTCGCTCTACCTTTGTTAATGAGAATCACTATGAATACGAGTGGCACTATTGGGAAATGGGCAAGCGGATCACCTGCGTTAAGGTGTACGACGGCGTTATGTATCTCGGCACTGATGACGGCATCTATACGCTGACCGATACGGAAAGCGACGTGGTGAGCTATTGGACGACTGCGAAGGATAAATTCAATGCTCCGCACAAGAGGAAAACCACCAACAAGAAGGGCTGTGTGGTTGAAGCAGAGGGCGACGAAATCTCTGTTCTGGTTAAGACCAACAACACGGACGACTTCGTACAGATTGATACCTTCCTGGATGTGACGGATGCCTTCGCCTGCCGGATCAAGCAGAAGAAGTTCAAGGATATTCAGATGCGGTTCTATTCCCCGAAGCGGTTTAGACTGGAATCTGCTTCCCTTGAGTGCTACGTCGGGGCTTATCTGAAAAATCTTTAGTGAATAGCAGAAAAGGACGTCGTAATGGCGTCCTTTTCCTTTTCTGAAATGAGGGGTGAATAAATGTCAAATGGTTATTCCGTGAACTATAACGACCCCCGCTTTGATGAAGTGGAGGACGACAAACGAGAAGCGTTAAGCGACCTTGAGGAAACCTACGGCGGCATGATCGACCGCTCCGACGATTACTATAACGCACAGATCGACGCTTCGAAAGAGTGGGCTGAAAAACAGTCACAGCTGCAGCAGGAACAGACCGACTTCGCCATTGAGCAGATTGAGTATCAGAAAGAACTGGCGAAGAAGGACTATATCAAAGAACAGTCCGCTTCCTATGTGGACTGGCAGAAACAGAGCAATCAGTACGGCGCAAATGCCGAACAGATGGCCGCGCAGGGCATGACAAATACGGGCTACAGCGAGAGTTCGCAGGTCAGTATGTATAACACATATCAAAACCGCGTAGCGACCGCCAGAGAGTCTTATAATCGCGCTGTGGCCAACTATAACATTGCTATCAAGGACGCAAGATTGCAGAACAATGCGGCACTGGCCGAGATTGCATACAACGCCTTGCAGCAGCAGCTTGAACTGTCCCTTGAAGGCTTCCAGTACAAAAATTCTCTTATCATTGACCAGGCTAATAAGAAGCTGGAAATCGAGAATATGTACTATAACCGCTATCAGGACGTTCTGCAGCAGATCAATACTGAGAACGCACTGGCAGAAGAAATCAGACAGTACAACGAAAGCCTTGCTCTTGAAAAAGCCCAGCTTGCAGAAGAGCAGCGGCAGTTTAACGCACAGCTGGCCGAAGAGCAGAGACAGTTTAATGTCGTACAGGCAAGCAAGTCTTCCGGTGGTTCTTCTGGCGGCGGCGGTGGTAGCTCTGGTGGTAGCGGAGGCAGTGGCAAGAAAATATCCAGTGGGTCGAGCGGGAAATCCATTAGTGGCTCTGGCGGTTCTCCTACTGTAGATATGAACAGTGTTCTCGCGCTTGGGTATGGCCCGATTAGTGCTTCCACCCTGAACAATAAGGTTGCCAGCGGTGAGGTTATTGAGTACGAAGAAAACGGCAAGCTGAAATACAAGAAGGCGTCCGGCAA